TTGTTGAAATATCCGGCTCCGGAGGGGTCTGATCGATGGGCTCAACGCTATCGGGCAGTTCAACAATGGCCGAGCCATCGCTTGCCTCCTGGACGTTAAGCTGCATTTCTAGCTTATCGCTTGCATTCACGGTTTTCTCCCAAAACCTAGATGTAAATGTGCATCGTCAAGGGGTCCATCGTGACCTTGGCGATGATCTCGTGGTCGTTGAAGATGCAAAACAGCGCCTTTTCATCGCTTCCGGGTACCGCAACCTCCCATCGATCCCCGCCCCACTTGGGAACGCGGACAAATTCGCCGACTTCGCACCATGAGCCTTCCGGCCAGGGGTCCATCGAGTCGCGTTTACGGAAAGCAAGGGGGCCGATAGAGATAACCTTGGCCACTTGGCTGTTCCACTTTTCAACCTCTTTGGTCTCTTCGACCAAAACGATGCCCGAGGACGTCGTTTTCTTCTTGGGCGACTTGATCTGCACGAGCAATCGAGCGCCTAAGGGTGCTGCACCTGGGTGAACTTCAGGAAATGCTTCCCGAATCGCCGCTTCATTCGAAGCGTTAGTCATACTGATCCTCCGTTAAAAGTTGGTCGATAGCCTTCAGAGCTTGTTCAAGCCCTCGGTATTCACCTACAAGGCGCTGATACACCTCGTAACTGTTGGCATTACCGTTCGCCAAGGAGGTTGCAATATCAGCCTGCAACCCCTTGATGATCCCGATAAGCTGAGAAAAGTCGTTCATTTACGCTTGGCGGCCTTTTTTTCCTCAGGGCGTAAGTTGGGGGACTCGTCCTTCTTCTTGCTGGGGCTGCCGCCGTGTTTAAGCTTTTGGCCGGTCAGTTTCTCGCCCATGGCAAGACGCTTGTGCATGTTGATTGCTTCGCTCATTTTCAAACTCCAAAGGTTCGTTGTGCAGCCTCTTGCGCGGCCATAGCGGTGCGCTCTTGCTCTTGGGTGAGTGCTGCGTTCTCACCGGCAATTTTTGCCGCCTCGATCTGCTGGCGGGTAAGGTTATCCTCGACGTTCATTGCGATGTCGGCCTGGATCTTCTGGGCGTTTTGCGCCACGTCGGTATCTTGCTTTTCCTTCTTCAGCATGAGTTCGCCCTGATCCTTTTGGGCTCGGCGCTGGGTCTCTGCCATCGAAGTCTGAACAAGGGCCTCGACCTCCGGCGGTACCGGTGGCTTGGGCTGCATTTGCTGCGCGATCTGCATAAGCTGCTGGAGGATCGGCATCATCGGCTCGAAGGTCTCGGCCGAGTCGATATGAACGTGCCTTGCAACCGCTGACATGAGTTGCTGGGCCTCCTCGAAGATCGGCGTGACCTTCAGGGTGTCCATGTCCTTAACTTCGGTGGCGCTGATGTACTCGCCCATGCGCTTGAGGTACCAGAGCGTTAAGTGCTGCTTGGCATGTTCAAGCATGGCCGGTACGAACTTCTGCCCGATGATCGGGTTCATGCCGTAAACAGGGTCCATGGCGTAGGCCAAGTGCGTCTGCAAGTGCGCGATATGGTCCTGGTTCGGGAAGGCTGCGACCGGCTGCCCAAGGGACATGGCCACGTTCTCGAGCGCAGGGTTCATTTCCTTGACTTCGCGGACATCCGGCAGGACCTGATTGATCTCGGGCACCTTCATCTGCTTCAAGATCCGCTTCATGACCTCCCGGCGATCGAATAGGTCGGGGTTGTCCTTAGCGAGTGCAGCCAGGGCTTGGTTTTGGGCAAAGCGCTGGGTCTCGCTGAAGATATGCGGATCAGAAACGGGAACGATGTCGGTGTTGCGGTCAAAGTCCTGGCGGCCAATGACGAGGTCCTCGACCATATCGCCCTTGCGCATATCCTCGAGCCACCAGCGATTGATCCTGCCAAGGACCATCAGCATCTTGCGCATGGACTTGTGCAGTCTCATGTGGATGCTGGAGTAGACCGCGGCGCCCTGCTCGATCAAAGCCTGGGTGGTTCCGACCGGTGCGTTGTTGGATATGTCGGCGATCTTCTCTTCGCTCGTTGTTACGACGCCCTTGGCCGCGTTGGTAATCCAGCCCAGCAACTCGAAGAGCACGGGCGACGGCGGATTGAAAGGGAAGGGCATGGCGATCTTCTTAATATCGTCAACGCCTGGGGCTCCCTCGATCTCGGCAACCTGGGTAGGCTCAACTTGCACGCTCTGGCCTGTTATACGGGCTCCCTTGAGCTTGAGCATGGTCGGTGAGTTGTTGATATGGGCAGAGTCTAAAAGGGCTCTCAGGGCCCCTGTAAGGGCCGCAGACAGGCCTCCAATCAACTGAGGCAAACCGATCGCGTAAGCACCGCGCCAAGGAATAAATTTGAACTCGATGAGCCAGTCGAGCTTTTGCATCTGCTCGTCGCCCTCTTCCCAGTTGCGGTAAAGGCCGACCACCTGCCGGGACTGCTCGTCGATCATCAGGATGTAAGGCGCAAGGTCGCCAGCCTTATCATCGTCCTCGATCGTAAGGTTGACGTAGGAATGGAAGACGCGACGCTCACCGTCGATGTTCTCGCTGCTTGACTTCTTGCCCTCGATCTTCTCGTTAGCCTTTTGCGCGGCCGTGGGCTCGGGCTCCATACTGGCGCGGGTAAAGCTAACGTCCAGGTAAAGGTTTGCAGCAATCCGACGGTTGAACTCCTCCTCGGATATATCCTGCATCTCGGTGCAGCGCTGGGCGGTGTAAAAGCTTGGCGCGGAGAAGGGCAGCAGGATCTTATCGATGGGCACGAATTCGGCGCAGGGACGCTTCTTTTGCTCGTCATACCAAAGCTTCAGGTACTGGCTACCACCAAGGGGAAGCTGGGTAGCAAGCTGCTCGAGTTCATCGCGAAGCTCTTCGATCTGCTCGGTACACTGCCAATTCATGAAATCGCGCTTACGCTCAGCAAGGTTTTGCTTTTGCTCAGTAACCTCGCCAAGGATTTTTGTACCTACAGGACCATCAGGCGGCATGATCTCTTTCATGCACCGGCTGGCAAAATCCACGCAGGCTTCGGCAATTACTGGGTGTACAGCCTTGGATGCGCCCTGGAAGGTTGCACCGCCTGGAGCCTCGTTACCAAGGCCGGATCGCTTTAAGCCTTCCTCGTACTGCTTATCGCGCTCCTTACGGGCCTCCATATCCTTCTCGAATAGCTGAAGGTACTTAAGCGCGAGGTCGTCCAGGGTGTTTGGATCGATCTTGGCTGCAAGGTTTTCGTAAAACTGTGGATCTTCTTCCGGACCGTCGTTCTCGGTCATGCGGACAACAGCCGACCCGTCCTCGAGTTCTTCGACCTCGGGCTTCTCGTCAAATAGCTTGTAGATCGTCTCGTCGCCCTCGGGGCTTTCCTCAAGGGGTAGATTCATTTCGATCGCCATGATTTCCTCATCATTTCAAGACGCATAGCGTCGGTATCGGGCTCTCCGCCCTCTTTGTAGCCACGCAACGCCCTCATAAGATCTTCGTGGGTCGTCTTCTCGTCGGCTACCTTGTCCCAGACCGCGTGATGCGCTAGGTGCTGGTAGTACGGGTCAAGCGATGGATCAATATCAAGGCCAAGTGCAGACTGCCTAGCCGCCAACCGATCGACTGCTTCACGAGCGCCTAGCCCCTTACCCCTTTGCATCATCGTCTGGGGGGCTACAGGGCTCTCTAGGGAGTGCAGGTTAAGCTGCCTTGCGTCCAGGGTAGGTAGGTCGCCACGACCCAGCATCGAGCCTATAAAGCCGCTTTTAGCGCCTGCTATGCCCTTAATGCTTTCGGCCCAGTCGCGGTACTCATCAGCCGACCCAACGAGCGCCTGCTGCATTTGCGGGACTAAGGTCGACATGTTGTTGACGCCATACCGAAGCTGCTCGGTAAGCTGGTTGGCTTTGCCGAAGGGTGCGAACTTAGCTCGAATGTCGTCCAGGGCCTTCTCGTTGACTACGCCACGCTCAGCATCGTCGAGGAACTTCTGCCCCTGCTTGGAGCCTAACCATTCAGCGAAGGCGCCCTCCGGCCTTACCAGCCCTTCGGTCTTCGGTACCTTCAGGCCTGCCTTGGTTGCCGTGTCGTAGGACAGACCGCCGCGGCCAATGCTCGACTGTGTAATACCGTAGGCCTTGATCAGGTCCCGAACTCCAAGGTTACCGGCAGCGGCTCGTTTGCCCTGCTCGATCATGAAGTCTCCGTACCCACGCTGAATGTAATCCGGAACTTCGGCAAGGTTAAGCTGCTTGTTAACCTCAGCCAGGGGCTTCCACTGCCACTCCTGGATCTTGGTGGCCTGGGGGTCTTGGAACTTGGCGATAGCCTCGGACGCACGCTTAAGCTTTTTTGCACCGCCTGCCGCCATTTTCACCACCCCTCCATGTTTATACGGGATGGGCTGGCTAAATTTCTCACGGATCTCGGGGGTGATGTCAAAGCCGATCTGATCCATGGACTTTGACTTGCTGTACAACTCGTCAAGGTATTGCTCGGCCCTTTCGAGGCTTCGGAATCCAGGATGATCTGGTATCGCAATGTCGGTATCAGCATCGACCACATAGTACCGATCGCCTTGTAGCGAAACATCAAGCGGCCGTTGTTGCGTAATGCCTGGGATAGTCCGGACATTGTCCTTACCAACCAGAGCCTTGAGCCTGCCGGGGACGATCTCGTCATAGAACTTGCGCATTCCTGCCTCAGTGGACTCGCCCTTAGCGTCCTGGGGAAAGCGCAGGAAAGACTTGTAACCGTCAATGAACGCAACGCGGTCGTAGCCCTCATCAACTGCACGCTTGATGATGTTCTTCAGGGACAGGTCAACCCACTCGTTTGTGTTCTTAACGAACGGGCCTTCAGGAATCCCTGCGTTTTTGGCATCGATTAGATTGTTTCCCCAGTCTATTTCCTCGGCTTGTTTGCTTGTAAGTGCGCCGTATTCGTCCATGAGGCTAATACGCTCATCAGGCGCAAGCCCTGGCTGATCAAGCTTACTTTTGATGGCTGCAAGTTGATCACGAATTATCACTAATCTTTTTTCGCCCTCTTTTATTTGACGCTCAAAGTCTTTTGGTGCAAACCCTTTCTTGCGACCTTCTTGCGCCCAGTCAGACTGAAGCTCCTCGATGAAAAGCACGTTCTTACCTTCAGCATCCACACGGTCATTCATCCTAATATGGGATATGACGTTGGGATCTGACCAGTGCGCCGATCGAAACTCAGGATTTGCCTTACGCGAGGCAAATTCAATGTCGTAATCGGTTAGCTTATCTTCGGGTTGAGCATTCAAGATCCTCCGAGCGTCTTCCTCGCTAACCCTTTTTACCGGCACTTTGAGCAGGATCTCGCGGTAGTTCTTGCCCCCAGGTTCTTGGTAATCGTGAAATTCGGTCAGCCGCTCCCCAGGCTTGGTGCCATAGCTGTGGGTCCGGCTGAACTTGTTGATGTCCTCTTCGGCCTTCATCGCAAACTCGGCCGCATCGAGGTCGTTCTCCGCAAGAGCTTTCTTATAACGCTCATCGGCAATCTTGCGCAACTGATTAATCTGCCTGTAATCGTTGACATCGATGTTGGGCATATGCAGGTTGGCAAACCCTTTCATGTAGGGCGGTATGACAGATCTGCTCAGGACCACCTCCTCAACGTCGGGCATCGTGCCCTTGGTCATGGCCTGAACCTCTTCACGCGTGACGTTGGGCGCGGCGGCAAGCTTTTGTGCTAGGCCTGCATCCTCGAGGCGCTGCTTGCTGATACCTGCCTTAGTGAACTCATTGAGGAAGGCCTGCCCTGGCCCTTGCTTGCGCTGCAAGGTGGTGGCCATTTCTTCGATGGGATTGTAAAAACCGAGCCTGCTGACCGGAGCATTGACGTTCATGGGCGAGACAAAACTTAAAGCGTTTGCAAGTGGGCCCTGTCCGAACATGGCGCTATCGATTGGGCGAAGGGCTCTCCTTCCCGCCGCCTTGATTGCAGGCATGGCAAATTTGGCGCCTGCGCCGAGTAGTGGCATATAACCAAGAGTAGCCTCAAGACCTGGACCCGTTATTAGCTCGTAAAGGTCGCCTTTCTTTGCGGCCTCGGACGCTTCGTGATACAGGCGCTCAGGGTCGGGCACAAACATGCCGACGCTTTTATCCAACAACTGGTTGAGGCCTCGTGCTTGCGACTTAGGGGCGCCAAGGGCCTGCAAACCGCTCACCACGGCTCGATCGATCGTGGTTGGCATAGCAGACCGAGGCGTCTCGGTCATTTGCGCAGGCTCGGGCTCGATGCGCCTAAGCAGGTCCTGGGGCGTTGACCCCATCACGCTCTTGTACCGATTGGCCTCCGCGGCCTCGCGGCGCATGCGCTCCTGCGCGGCAGCCTTGGCGGCCATGGGGTTGAAGTTGAACATCTGGGTGGGGTCGCCACCGTCTTGCATGCGGATCAGGCCGCCCTCGGCTTTGTTAAGCAAAGGAGTTGAAGTGTCGTAAGTACCTTCGTTACCAAGGGCGCTCTTGATAGCGCTGGGGTTGTAGGAAACCACCTCGCTCAAATTGCCATGGCGGTCATAATCTAAGAGCCCGTCATATCCGGCAGCCTTTGCCCTGCTCTCAACTTCCTTACCAATATAACCCTTTGTCTCGTATGCACGCTCAACCATCTTGGCGGCTTTTTCGGAATCCATACCTAGCAATTCCAAAGCTTCAATCATCGGGTCCTTGTATCTGTCTGGGCTTTTTTGGCGCAATATCAACGGGTTTTTAATTTGAGCATAGACCGGGAGGGTATAGCCGCCCGGAGTCTCCGCATATGTATTGGCGAAATTAGGCTGCGGCGTCAAATAAGTTCCGGAGCCAAGTGCTCCTTCCTTGCTTGGCTTGAATTGTCGAATGGCCTCCTGGCCTTTGCCCCCTTCGGTCGCGCCTGTGCCATGGTAAAGACGCATTTGCACTGCGCTTGGCTCCAGGAATTTGTCAAGGTTTGCCTTGCGTTCGGCGGCGGTTAAAGCTTTGGCGACTTTTTTAACTGCTCCGCCAGCGGCCTTGTTGATGTCCGGGTCAGTTACGTCATAGGTACCCTGATTGCCAAGGTCGGACTTAATCTTCTTCGGGTCGTATATCCCCAGGTTTTTGATGCCCTGCTCTTTAACGTAGAAGCTATCGTGGCCAAGATCCCTTATAACTTCTTGCATCTCAGGCCTTTCGATGCCGGTCCAGTTATCCTTTTCCCGCAACGGAAGCTGACGCATAGTCTCTTCAAAGTAATGGTGCCTCTTAGATTCATGGGAAGGAACGGCACCTGAACTATCGCGAACAAGCGGGAATTTTTCCTTGTAAAGTTTTATAGCGGCTTCGATATGCTCCGGGTTGTCGTAATCCCAGGGGTTTTGCGCCTGAACGCGCACGGGATAAATGGTTGGCGCAGTCCCCGGACCTACATACCAATCCTCCCCAGAATATCTGGACGCAAATTGTGGATCTGGGGTTAAGAAAGTCGCGTCTCGACCTTGTGAATGCTCGAAGGGCTTAACTTTGATTTGGGGATAACGCTCCTCCAGCAGTGTTTTTCCGGTTTTGAACTGAACAATATCGGGATTGGTTGACCCGTGGAACATCCGCTCCTTGACAACACTTAGCTCAAGGAACTTCTTTAGATTCTCGTCGCGCTCGGCCTTGGTTAAGGTCTTTTTCGCGGCCTTCTTGGGCAGGTTAGCAGTGAACGGATTGATCGGTTTCATTTGCGACCTTTCACTATGCCGCCCTTCTTCTTGCTCAGCTTGACGCCCTGGACGTCGGAGCCTTTGGGCGCGATTAGTAAGGATTCGTAAACGTCGTGGGGCATCTTGCTCGACTTCATATACATGCGCCCAACGATGTCGCCAATCCCGAAGACATCTCCCTGACTCTTTGGCCTTAAGGTCGGGTTGTCGCCCGTCATGGTATTGAACATCTCGGCAGGCGTGGCGTACTCAGTGGCCAGCCCGTACTTGTGTCCCATGCCCGATTGCTCGAGGGCCACGAGGAAGTCCAGGTCCTTGAGGATCGGATCGCCCTCGGTCTCGTATAGCTGCTTGCGCACAAGGTTTGACTTGGTGATCGAGCCCTTCTTGCGGTCGCCAATGGTGAGGTCCGTTTCCTTCTCGGCGCTCATCATGGGCCTGCCGGTATTCGGGTTGATCAGTACGCCGACGTCCTGCATGACCTTCTTGTCCATGACCTCGCCGGTACGCGGGTTCACGAAGGCGCCCGAGTAAAAGTCCGAGCGCTTCATGTTGTTGACCTCGAGGACCTTCTCGACAAGCTTTTGCACGTTCGGGTTGTTCTTGGGATCAAGGAACCACCGGCTAGGCATCGGCAGGAGGTTGATGCGATCGGGCTGGGACAGCCTGCTTGCGATGTCCATAGTGGGATCGATGGCCGACGTGATCGTCTGCTTGGCAGGCTTATCGAGGGCCTGGAGGCCGCTCTTAACCGCCTTGGCTATGCCGCCTGCTTGCATCTTTTTAACCTTCCCGCCCTTCTTGTAACCAGCCTTTTGAAGCTTAGTCAGTAGCTCTTCGGACAAAAACTGGGATGGCGCGTAGCCTCGAGTCCAATCCATGTACCCAGGCTGCCGACCCTTCTCAGTAAGGACCTTGTTGATGTAGTCCTCCATCAGCAATTCTCGTGGCGCAGGTATGAAGCTGACGCCAAGGTCCTCGCCCTTAAGGATGGTCGGGAAGGCTGGGTGAAGATCGGGCCTTTCCATCATCTCGCCGCTAAGCTGAAAGAGGCGGTTGCCAAGCGAACCCGTCGGCACTTCCAAGAGCGCCGGATCTGTCGTGCGCTGAATGATCCGATCGTAGTCAAAGATCTGGCCCTTCTTACCGCCAACGCCGATACCGCCCATAACGTCAGCAGCGGCTGCGCGTTTGTCGAAGGTGTCGACAAGCTTGCGGAACTTCCTGGGGTTCGTAATGTCGACGTCGGCCGGGAATAGGTTGTTGCCCTCCTTATCGACCACCGATGCAAGCTTTGCGTTCAGGGTGTCCTTGAGTTCGGGCGTGAGCTTTTCTTGCTTGACGCCGCCCATAAACTCCTTGTAAAGGCGGTCGAATACCATCTGGTTTGACTTGTGCTGGGTCGGCGTCCCTAGCATGGTCGTCCAGATCGCTTGGCCTTCAGGAACGCGGCGATTGGACCCTATGATGGTCTGCCCCACTCCAGGCGTCTTAACGCCCCAGGTTGCACCGGCATAACGCGGGTCGGTAAGCTGAATGCCTGAGAATCCCGGACCGCCAAGAAAGCCCTCTCCGACTTTAGTTCTATCGGCCTGGGTGATCATCAGCGTCTTGCCTTCGTGCTTACCCAAAGCTTCGGACGGCAGGATGAGACCGGTCTCGGTGATCTCCAGGATTCTCTTCTCGATGTCCTTGGGCATTTCCATGTTCAAGCCAGACTTGCCCTGAAAGCTTTGACCAGGAAGGGCCTTAAAGGCCTTCCCGGCGGCCTTCTTGGCCAAGCCACCGTCTGCCATGCTTACGAGGCCGCCTCGAGCGCCGCCCTGGTAATTACCTGGATCGTCCGGCTTGGCTGTGGGTACGATCGGCGTCGTTAAGTCGACCGTGGTAGTTGCTGGGTCGGTAACCGCTGGGCTGGTAACCGTCGGACTGGTCGTCGTAGATCCCGCAGGAGGGACGTAGGTCGACAGCTTGGGTGCCAGGGCATTCAGGCGTGCGATTTTAGCGGCTGCCAACTGGTTTTGCCGTTGCAGGCGGAGCGCGTCTTGATTGGCAAACTGAGCGGCTCGGTTTTTAGCCATCAGGCTCGAAGCTGCATCCCTCGCTACGGACTGCTGTCTCATTTGGCCCAGGCCGGTCGCTATGGGATTGATACCCCTGTAAGGAACGCCGCCAGCAGCCATGCCGGGAGTATTGCGCCAATTCTCCCCTCCGGTCCCATCGTCGTTGCTCGAGCCGTCTACCAAACCGCCGCGTGCAAAGCCACGGCCAGACATGTCCTGGGCTACGCTCGGATCGTAGATTGCATACGCCTTGCCCGTTGCGTTGGGCATTTGAGTACCAGCAAAGCCAGCGTCGAGGATCTCCTGGCGGATCATGTCCTTACCGATCCCAGACTTGACCATGGCCTGCCTGCGCAGCATGTCGTAGTAGTCAAGGCCTTCCATTTGACCTTGGGGCGTGTCGTACATCTTGTCGAACATCAGCATCCGGTTGCGATCAACGTCGACGGGCGTGACGTTGGCTCCAGGCTGATTGCCGGTGAACTTGTTGGCGTACCGGGGAAGCTCTGCCGTGTAAAAGGCGCGACCCATCGAGGCGTGGGGATCTGCCCTCATGATGTCGAACTTGCCCTCGATCGGGACACGCTGGCCAGAGTAGACGCGCATAAAGTCGGGCTCGGGCCCCTTGAGTACCTCGGCTACCGGCTTGGGCGCCTTGGGCATCATGGACTCGACCTTCTGCATGTTGTTTAGCCTGCCTGCCATCTTTTGCAGTGCGGCATTGGTCCCAGCCCCTCCGGCCATCGATGCAGGGACTGACCCGAAGGTCTGGCCCATCTGGGCTGTATGAGCGCGGTCAGGCTGCGTTAAAGGGTTCGGGGTCATGCCTCGTAGGGCGTGGCTCATTTCTTCGCTTGTAGGCCCTTGTAGGCCCCTTGCAAGCATGGCTGGCATGAAGCCTGCCGTCTTGATGTTGCTCAGCGCCTGGGTAAGGTCGCCTGCCGTACCCAAGCCTTCTGCCAGGGCGCCTCGTACCGCACCGCGGCCCATGTCGGCTAGGCCTTGCAGGGCCTGGGGAATGAACGTCGGATTCTTCTGGGCGCGTGGGTTTGGCATGGTGGTCCCTAAACCGCGTAAGGATTGACCCGCCGAGGCCGGTCCTCGGGGTATTGGCCGTCATTATCCGGCGGCGGAGGATCAATGACAAGCCATCCCATGTCTCGCAGCACGCGCAGGGCCTGGGACGTTGTATCCACGAGGTCGTCATGCCTGACCTCAGGGAAGGCGCAAAGCTGATTGACGAGGGGCTCAGCCCATGACCTGGGGTGGCCTTCGTTCTTCGTGCTCTCCGGAATATACACCCGTCCGGCCTTGATCAGTGGGGCGATCAGGTTGACCCGCTGGACCTTGTCCGCTCCGCCGGGATTGTATGACCGACAGGGTATGTGGGCACGCCCCAGGTCCTGGAGGAGGGAGATGCCGGAGGACTTGTCTTCAACCAGAACCATGTCAGTCTTCTTGCCCCGTCCGAATTCATTGGGGTCGCCATAAACCGTGCCGAAGTCTTCAATTACCTTCTCCTTCAGGTCAGGATATTGCAAGTGCTCCTCCCAGCAATCGATCAGCATGGCGCAAAAGCCTTTGTCTTCGCTGGGCTTGAAGATCCCCCATACGCTACAGGCTGAGGGGTCGTTGATGGTCCTTTCGGTATAGGCGCCGTCGTAGGACTGGACCACGAACTCGAAGCGCGGAAAGGGCTTCTCTGAGGGCCATAGCTTGATCCAGGCGCGTTTGATGATCCCAGCCTCTTCAGGGTCGATGATCTCGGCATGGATCTCCTGGCGGCCCAGGGAAGTGCCCTCGTACTGCAAGATCTGGTTTTTGAACGTCCCGGCAAGGTTGGCAAGGTTGTCGTAGGTCGAAGCCTGCGTGACGACGACGTCCTCGCCGTCTCGGTTCAGCAGGTCGATGATCAGCGGCTTAGGCTTTGGCGTGGTGGTAACAACAATCCGCGGCTTATCACCCAAGCGAACCGAGAACATGATCTGGTCCCAGGCTGCATCCAGATATTCCCAAGCTGCCAACTCGTCGCACCAAGCATGGTGCCATTGCGGACCCCGGAAGCGCTCAGGCTCCGAGGCCGGTATGCCCTTGATCAGTGAGCCGTTCGTAAGGACGATCTCGTGCAGGCTCCTGGTGTACTTGACCCTGATCTCCTCCGGCATGCAGTTAAGTAGGCCTGACTCGCCTTCGATCATCGTGTCGCGGATGTCGGCCGAGGTCGGGCCCGAGATCAAGATGCGGATGTTGGGCGTCGTCCAGGCTGTATGCCAAACGTCCTCAGCGGCTGTCCTGGTCTTGCCTGCGCCCCTGCCTGCAAGTAAGAGCCATGTCGTCCACCAATTGCCCTTAGGTGGGATCTGGTGCTTATGCGCCCTCATGAGCCATTTCATCCGGGCTCTGAAGGCTGCCGCTGCTTCCGGGGGTAGCTTCTTCAGCACCTCCTGGTGCAGGGCAAGCTTGGCTTCAATCCGCTTGCTTTGACTTGCTGTCAGCATTCTGGCGGATGCCGGTCAATTCATCGATCAGGGATTGTGCGACGTCCATCACCATGTCTACTTGTACGGGGCCTTCATCCTTGCCGGTGATCTCGTGCTTAGTCCGGTCGGTGTAGTCCTTGGGGAATCTTGCGGCCATCGAGCGGGACCAGAGCGAGGTGTTCAGGGTCACGCCGTCCTTAGTCTGCTTCAGGTGATCCTGGGCTATGTCCTCCCACCACTGGAGGGCTAGTTCCTCTGAAAGGGCCAAGGCGTTAAAAAACTCTTCATGCTTTTGCGCCCAGCCCCACATAGTCACCCTAGTGACACCTATGGTCGCGGCGATCTGCGCCTTGCTTTTCCCCTCTCTACCCATAGCGATAACCAGTTCGCAATATTTGGGGTCGTAGTCGGTTGGTCTTCCTCCGGCCATTCTGATTTTCCTTCAAAAATCAAGCACTTACCTTTAGGATACACGAAAAAAACCCCCTATGGAAGGGGGTAACGTCGTGAGGGGAAGGACCCACAACCAGGAGACACACAGAAAACGCCCCTATTGTACCTCCGCTTCGGGCTGCTTGTACATCCTCATCCTAATCAAGTCCGACACGCCGAACATGCCCACTGGCTCGGCCAGGGTTGCGCAGACTTCCCGCTCCTCGTCGAGTAGCTGCTGAACATAGGCGGTTAGCTTGTCGATGTTGAAGGCGTACTGCTTACCCTTGATCTGCTTGCTCTTCAGGGTTGCGATGATCTGATCTCTTAGCTCTTCGTTCATGCTTCTTCCTTTACTTTGGGTGATCGTTCTTCGGTCCAGAATTCCTCCTCGCACTGCTTGCATTTGTGTCGGCGCTCTACGAAGTAATAATGCCTTTCGGGGTTCCAGAATGTTCGGGTCTCGAGAATCTTGGTCTTATACCCCTGACCCTTTGGGGTTCGGCAGTAGGGGCAGATCATGTTCACCCCTTCGGTGGTTCGTAGTTCATTGTCACCTCTGCGGGTTAAAGCCAAGCCGACGCATCCCCAACTCGATGAGCATTGCGGCGTCCTCAAGGCGATTTTGACTGCTGCTCATGCCGGTCTGCCATTCGCCGCCTACGCGTTTGCCGACAATAGCCACCGTGACGACCTCCCCGGACTTGGCGTCTTCCAGCCACTGCTCCAGCATGTTTATGACATCAGAGTTGTCAGGGGTTGTAGCCTTGATGAACGGTTTGATGTTGCCTGTCATGTTTAACTCCTTGCACGTATAGCGGCGGCGTATGTTGGCCATTCAATCAGTGTGTTTTTGTTCTCACACGTCTTCGCACACGCTTCACGCTCGGAAGCAACAAGTGCCTTCAAACCTTCTCGGATTTGTAGATGCGTTAGCGTCAACAAGTCGCGGTCGCCATATTGATTGCCGTGGCGATCTACCAATCTCATTGCCAGTGCGTAACGTTCAACCAAGGTCATGATGTCCTCGCGGTTCATCCTTCCACCCTTTCATAAGTCATCTCAAAGATGTCTGGCTTGCATGGGTAGTGCTCACCCTTCACGCCGGTGATGATCCAGTCGCCAGTGGTGACCTCCATCGGCCCTTCAAGCGTTGGTATGTACGCTGAAAAATTGTTGGCTGTGGAACCTTTCCGCAGTTTTACATGCGGGTGGTCACCTTCTTTGAACCATTGTGTGGCTTCAATGACCACGGGCTTTTTTCTGAATTTCATTTATTTCCCCTTGCGTTTTTAATACGCTCTTCGATCTGCCAGTCCAACTCTTTCAGCAGGTCCTCGATCGTGTCACCATGGCCGGTCGCATATCCGCGGCTGATCATCCACTTGGCCACCTTCTCCCGGTTGACAATCATCGCAACCGCGGCCCAGGTCTGAGCATCGTCCGCCTCGAGCTTGTCCATCAGGCCCGTGCTTTCCAGGTACGACTTTGGCTTTTGGTGCATGTTGTGGTCGCCGCTCATGCCTGACGCTCCTTGATCATTTTTTTAATACGCTCAGCTTCCGTTTTTGGGATCTGTGCCGTGTCGATAATCCTGCATACCGAGTCCCTTTCCATGCTCAGCAGCAGGTTTGCAAACCGATCGAGGTCTTGCAGGTAGGCCATGTATGCCACGTCCTCGATCGTGTCTTTAAGGCCTGCCTCCAAGGCTAGGTGCCGCAGTCTTTTATCGTCCATCGTCGATCTCCACGGTGATTTTGTACTTGCGGCCATTCTCACCCTGGACGCGAACGATCTTCTTAGAACTTAGGTATGCACCCTCCGGCGTAAGGTCCAACTCGATACCCGAAGGGTCCTTCATGAGCCCGTTCGGGTCCCTTTCCAGGGACTCAAAAACGAGCGCGGCAATGTAGTCGCAGTAGATCATTATTCTCCCCACCCAAACTTTCCAGCGCATACGGGGCCAATACCAAGGTCGATAGATTCCTGATTGCTAAGTTCGCGTCCGCAAGCGCTGCAAGATCCAAACTTTTTACCGTAAGCGATAGCAGCAGACTTAGGGTCATGGGCTGCGTCAACAATGCGCTGCTCTTGTTCGGCGCTACAGTCACGCGACCGAAAAAGCTTGCCATTCAGCACCTTGCCCAGGTAGGTCTCACCCTCCTTGATATAAACGGCTCCAGCATTTGCGCTATTAGCCCCAGCAGGCGAGAAGATAAAGGTATCGAGGCGTAGCCTGGGCCACTTGATCCCCGCGTCCCTAGCGGCCTTAAAAGCTACCTCAATGGCTTCGACGGTAACTTCTTTGGCTTGTGCCTTAGCTACAACGCGATCGGCCTCCCATTTTGCCTTACGCTCAGCAGAACCGACGGCACACTTGGTAGCGGCGGCCAACTGCTTCTCGGTCAGCTTGCCCCACTTCTTAACGGCCTCGAGCATAGACTTGGCAAACTCGAAGCGACTGGCCTGCTCGTTCATCCACTGCCATACAAGCGGGTTTTCCTTAGCAAAGGCCTCAAGGGTTTGCTGCTGCTTGCGCTCGGCACGGGCCACGGCCTTCTGACGACGGGCGTCGCGCTCCGACTTTGTGAACTTAAATACGCGATAACCGACGCCTTTGCAAAGGGTACAACGACGATCGCCCGTCCAGTCGCCATAGCCAGTCCAAATGCCAGTACCCGAGCACTTGCCGCAAGTCTCGCGAATTTCGGTATTCGCAACAATCGGGGGCGCGTTAAATATTGCGTCGAGGTCGTCTTTAAGGTCGATCATCTTAGTTCTCCTGTTTCTCACAGCAAAATTGCTGTATGCGTATTAGAACTGCTTTTTATCCACTTGTCAACAAGAGGCCGCAGCCCCGATTATTAGAATGAAAAATCGTGGTACTTCTCGCGCTCACCGAGGCGAAGGCCGCAGCCCTCCGACTTAACGAGGCGTTTGGTCTCGGGATTCACGAAGTGCTGGACCCACTGGCCGCTCTTCATCTTGCGGAAGATCCGCTTGCAGTTGCTGGGGTTTTGGGTGTACTCGTAACGCTGGCTTTCGCTCAACCCATTGCTGTCAACACGCTTGTAATCGTCGTCTTGCACGACGATGTAGCGCTTGGCCATGTTGACCTCGACAACCGTGCAGGGGTTGCGATCGGTCCAGGAAAGCAAGGTTGCTGGCATACCAACGTAGGGCGCTGGCTCACCAACTGTCATGCGGCTGTAGAGGCTGTTTACAAGGCTTGCTGTTTGCATCATTTTCTCCTGTTTCTCACGGCGGAAGTGCCGTATGCGTATTAGAACTACTTTTTATCCACTTGTCAACAAGGGGCCGCAGCCCCGAGTGTTTAATTAAGCCCAAAAGTTCGAAAAGCCATCGCCATATTCAGCGAGGATCTTTCGAACCTTAAGTTCTTGGGGCTGGGAAAGCTCGCCATTAAAGTCAAACCACTTCAATAATTTTCCGGCCAGGATGTTCTCGCGGCGGGGGAGACTGGAGGCGATCGATGCGAGTTCGTCAATCATGGCGACTTGCTGAAGCTGGTTGGCATTGATGTTCATTTTATTTACTCCTGGTTGGTTTTGTTGAGGGGCCGTAGCCCCGGTTTTTAGTTTTGAATTACACGAAGATCGGCGGTCAGGGAGACGCGATTGCCAAGCTCGTCCCAACCTTCAGCCAGAACATCTTTAACCTTCCGTATCTGGCCTACGACGTTACCAGCAACGAGGCGGTGGCTTCTGGGTAATGCAGCCCAAATGTTTGCTATGCCGTTGCTCTTAGCCACTGCGACGAAGTCTACAATTGCGGCTTGTTGTTGGCGGGTGGTTTGCATCTGGTTTCTCCTGTTTCTCACAGCGACTTGCTGTGGATAGGATTACAGCACAGTTTTTTATCCTCCTGGCTTATTTTCTTTATCCAGCCGACGAACGGTACGTTGCGCCCGAAGAGCGCCGACCATAAGCGCTACCTTGGCCTGCAAGTCCTGCTCCGTAATCCCGTAATGCTTGGGAAAACCCTTAGTCCCCAGGCCGTGTACGCCCGTCTTTCCCCTATGGTGCTCCGGGCACAAAGGGATAGCCTCGAAGTGCGTAGCCTTCCTGCCCATGCCTACCCCTGACCGAGGGTGATGGATCTCGGCCGGGGTCCCTGGTGTACCCAAGTACGCGCAAAGGATGCAGCCGATCTCCGATAAGTCGTTGAGCCACTGCTTCTCGTTGTTGGTCATCGGATAGCTCTTAGGACCCGCTGCTGGCGGCCGCTACGGCCCGATCGTCTTAAGCCGGTGTCTTCGATCCAACCCTTGCGCATCAGCGGCGCAAACCGAGGCATAACGGACTGCGATCGCTCATTCGGGAAGTGCTGGATTATCTGGTCGGCGATGCAACCCTCCTGGCCATAAGCCTTGATAATGTTGAGCACCTGTAGCTCTAGCTCAGTCGGATCAAAGGACTTGGCAGCGTCGTGGCTCGTGTCGGGATCGGTCGACCTTGCGAAGGCTAGAGACGATACGCCGAAGAGGTCCTGCTGCTTGCTGGCCACGCGCTTTTTGAGTGCCGCATTCCAGGCTGCCTGCCAGCAGTTCGCAAGCGTTTGGTCCTTGATGCCGGTGCTCTCGTACCATTCGCGGTAGGCGTCACGCATTGCGGGTGTATTGGCCCAGGTTCTCATAACTATTCTCCAGTTTTTGTTTGACGTTCGGGGGAATCTTGGGCAATGGCGCCCAAGCGATAAATACTCGGCTCCAGGTTCCGATGCAGGCAACGCCTGCCGGGTTAAGCAGCAGCATCTTCGAGCCAAGCGGGGGCGGTTCCTCTTCCGGGTCACGCCACTCACAAATGCCTGCTATGTGCTTCATAGCATCGCCCAGGCAAGCACGGCAAAAACAATGCCGAACAAAGCGCCACCAAGCACGAGCGTAACCTCATCAGACCTTGTCGGACACGCCCTTCCTTGGCTGCAATCACCGTGGCACGGCGGGCAGGTTTTTATAGCACTCATTATTTTGCTCCTGCGATTTTAAGCATTTCGGCGCCGTGGCGCGTCAAAAGTTCGGCGGCTTTTAAGCGATCGCGTGCCGGGGTGTTCTCATCGCGCATGATGCTGAGCAAGGTTTCAAAAACCTCAATCTGCAACTTGTTTTGAAATTTCATAGCGATCTGTTTAGTGGATTCAAGGGTGGTGTTCATATGTTCTTCTCGTCCATTTAATTCTTTCGGTAGTAGTAGGCCCAGGCCCCGCGATCCAGGCGCCGTTTGAACAGCGAGGTCTTGCTGATCAGCCCCCTTCCCTCGAGCGCCCTTATCATCTTCAGGGCGTTTTGCGGAGTGCAATTGAACTCGTCGGCCAAGTCTTGCAGCGACTTCCAATCCTTAAGTGCCTCAAGGTATGCAAGCTGCGTTGGCGTTAACGGCCTTGGCGCTACACGCTTGATGATCAGCTTGCCAAACTGCTTAACCGACTCCTCAAATTCTGGACGACCCGAGATCATTACCCCAGCCTTCTTGGCAAGCGCAAGAACCTCATGGCTGTTCATGGTTCTTATCCTTCAGTTTGCCAATCTCAGCGGCGGCTCTGACGATGGCGCGGCGAGTTGCGGCTTTTGGGTCATCGCCCTTTATCTCCCCGACCTCAATCATTGACGGGATATGCTGGGCGCATACATTTGCATACGGTACCTTCTCGTCAGCGAATGTCCAGCCGTGATGAACGCCGATGTCTAAATCGACCATCAAGCGAAAAGCATCTTTGTCGTCGCGGAATGGGCTCCATATGGACGCGCCGGACTCCTTTCCGACCCACAAAAGACAGTTCGTCTTCGGCCTATACATGGTTGGCTCAACATACCCCGCCGCTTTTGCGGCATACCTCAACAGGTCTTCGTCCGTCATGCGTTCTTCTCCCTGAGTTTTTCTTCGACCGTTTTGATGAACGACAAAAGTTGGGCGTTTGTGTCGTAAAACCTCAATGCTTGATGTAACAGAAATTCTCTTTCCTCCTCCGTCAGCCCAACCCATTGCTTTGGTGGTGCGGTGTAGAGGGGTTCTAATTCATGGTCAGCAAAAGCATGCGACTTAGTTTTTAGGACAGACACAGACCCATCAGACCAAGTTTTCAGCCACGCCACCGGCTCTTGCTCTGTCTCTAATGCTTCGTGCAACCGGCGCAGTTCGGCAGCGGCTTCTCCGCATAAACCCGTGTGGCTGAATTGCGCGTCAAG